GAAACTATAAAAACTTTATGGTAATATTAAGAAACAAACACAAGAAGAATTAGACAGAGGTAACGACCCCTTTGTCTGGTTCTTCTTTTTTGTTTGTCCTAAACCTCCGGCGCTGCATGAAATCCAGGGCAGCGCTAACCGAAAGAAGGGCGGCACATGATAAAGAAGTTATGCAGTTATCCAGGCTGTCACAAGGTAGTAGAAGCCGGGGTTAAGTACTGTGATAAGCACAGGGAAACGGACAGGAAGAAGTACAGAGAATATAAGCAGCGCCGCATGAGGGACGAACAGGAAGCCAGGCGGCAGCAGTTTTATAATAGCAAAGCCTGGGAGCAGTTCAGAGCCGCCCAGGCAGCAGCACAGCTAGGCATAGACATTTACGAATACTATACGACTGGAAGAATTATAGACGCGGAGAACTACCACCACATACAAGAGATAACGGAAGCCTGGGCTAGAAGACTGGACGCGGCGAACGTGATAGGACTAAGCGAAGCGAACCATAGGCGCATACACAAGGAGTATGACCGCAGCTATAAGGCAAAGAAGAAAATGCAAAAGATTTTATACGAAATGTTAGAACAGTTCTATAGGGAGTTCGTTCTGACAGGGGGGATATAAAAATTTAAAAACATAAAATAAAAGTCCCGAGTTCAACTTTGCTTGAAAAAAAACGGCAATTTTTACTATAGGGGGGAGTGCATGAGGTGGAAGCATGGCAAAAGAAGAAAATGAAAAAGAAAAAAATAAGCCTAAACCATGCCCGAAGTGGTTGAATGATACCGCTAAAAAGGAATGGCGCAGAGTAGCCAAGATTTTAGCGGAAGAAGGAAAAGATTTTACAGACAAAGACTTAAAGGCACTGGAAGCCTATTGTATCAATTATGCAAAGTGGCAACGGTGCGAACAGATTATAGACGAAAAGGGCTACAGTATGCTTGTTGGGGACAACGGCTACGAGCAGCAACGACCAGAAGTAAGCATAGCAAACAAAGCGCAAACAGAATTAAGGGCATGGGCTAAGGAATTGGGGTTAACCCCGGCGGCGCGGCAGCGGATGAAGGAAGCCGGGAACGCTTCGGAGAGCGGCATAGACCCGGAATTAGACGGAATGGTAGCGCATGATTAAAAAGGAACTGCTATTAGCTTCCTGGTTGGAAAAGTTACAAAAGAAGTGGGACAACGAAGAATATTATTACGACGTTGAAGAAGCGACGAAAATATTTAAGTTCGTGTCGAAGTTGAGGGGCGCAAGCCGACAATTTGAATTACTAGAATTCCAGTTTGAGATTATAACAGAAATTCTTTGCGTAAAGAGAAGAAGCGACGGCAAGCGAAAACACAGAGAAGCACATATAAATATACCGCGTAAAAATGGTAAATCATTCTTAGCGGCAATTATCGTAGTGTATTTGTTCTTCTGCCAGCGGCATATCTTCGGCGCGCTTTTTATTTTAACGGCAAATACGACGAAACAGGGGGGGGAATTATACGCAACCGTAGAGCATTTTATAAAGACAAATAAGACTTTACGGCGGTACTGCAAGATTACCAGCAGTACGAAAACCATTGTAAGGAAGGATAATGGTAATAAGCTTATGGTACTGTCTTCTGACGCGGATAATGCGGACAGTTTTAACGACTATGTGGCAGTCCTGGACGAGATACACCAGGCGAAAAACGACGAAATGTACGGAAAGCTTAGAACCGGACAAGGTGCATGGGATGAACCGTTAATAATGACAATTACGACAGCTTCCAGCGGGGAAGACCCGGCAAACCCGGAAATGCAGCTTTACACAATGGCGAAAAAGATAGAAGCCGGAGAGGTAAACGACCCTAGCTTTTATTACCGGATATATGAAGCGGACAAAGACTGCAACGTAGAGGACGAGGCCCAGTGGTATAAATCAAACCCAGCATTAGGAGTATTTAGGAAACTGGAAGACCTGGCGAACTATGCAAAGCGCATTAGGCTAATGCCACTACAGGAAAACATGTTTAGAAGAATGTTCCTAAACCAGCATGTAGCATTAGACCATGAAAAAGGCGCTATCAATATGGATTTATGGGACACATGCACGAAAAAGGTAGATACAGAAGACTTAAAAGGCTGGAAGTGCTGGGGCGGGCTGGATTTATCCAGCAAGAACGATATTACGGGCTTTGTCCTGGTATTCTACGAAGAAACTACGGGGCGCTTTATAGTCGTTCCGTATCTGTACACACCGAAAGAAACCGTAGCATACAGGCAGCATAAGGATAATAACCCTTATGAATACTGGATAAAGAAAGGCGATTTAATAGCGCTTGACGGAAAATACATAAACTTCGATAGGTTTTTAGACCATGCTACGGAACTGGACGAAACGTACAGGATAGAACAAATAGGCTTCGACCAGTGGGGAAGCCAGACGATTATTAACAGGCTGGAAGACCGCTGGGAAGTAATACCGTTAGGACAGGGAACGAAGACCATGACACAGGTTATAAATGATTTTGAAAACCTGTTAGTAGATGAAAGAATCATCATAGCAGAAAATGAGTGTTTCCGGTTCATGGCTAAGAACTGTATAGCGGTTTACGACGAAATGTTAGGCGTGAAGTACAGTAAGAAGAAATCGAAATTTAAGATAGACGGCATTATAGCTATGCTTATGGGCTTGCTATTGTGTATCGAAGAAAACGGTATTGAACATTATAACCCGGTTGAATACCTGGACGCTATGTAAAGAAGGTAGAAAATGCTTAAGAGAATAAAACAGATAAAAAATAAAAGGTTAATAGTCGCAGACGCGCTATTAGTGGCAGCCCTGGTTATTGCTTTTGCGGTAACGTATGACATAAGCAAACACGCGGGGTTATATCTACTAAGCGGCGAAATGCTGGTAGCGGCGGTTATGCTTGTTAGGAGTGGTAAGAAGTAATGTTTTTAGATTTTTTGGAAAAGAGGGAAGAAACGACCGATAGCATAACGCTTACGGATGAAGAAAAGATATTCCTAAAAGTATTCGGGATAGATTCAGAGCAGCCAGCGGCAGCTATGAGGGAAGCGACGTACTTTACATGTATTAAGCAGTTATCGGAAGCGGTAGCAAAAACGCCGCTTTACCTGGTGCAAGACACAGAAAACGGAATAAGAAGGGCAACAGAAGAAAGACTAAACGAACTGTTAAGCCTTCGCCCTAACCCATACATGACAGCTATTGACATGTGGAAGGCGGTAGAAGCCACCAGGCAGCACGAAGGTATTAGCGCGATTGCGAAGCAGTACGGAAGAAACGGAGAAATAGAAGCGTTGTACCCGTGTACGGTGGAAGGAATCACGGTAGACGACGCGGGGTTATTAAAATCGAAGCTTAGGCACAAGGCTTTAGTAGATTACAGGATTGTAGGCAGCAGCTTTACAGATTCCGGCTTTTATGAAGACTTGCTTATATTCAAGGGCTTTACAATGGACGGAATCAACACAAAACCGATTAGGGAAATTGTGAAAGGCACGATAGAAGGACAGATTAAGGCGCAGAATTACCTTAATACGCTGTACGATAACGGGCTTACTAATAAGCTGGTAGTACAGCTTACGTCTGACATTAAGGATGAAAAAGAGTTAAGGAAGACACAAGAGAAATTCGGGCGGCTTTACAGCAAAGGAAAACGTATTTTTACAGTCCCGGCGGGATTTAGTGTGCAGCCTATCAATTTGTCACTGGCGGACGCGCAGTACGAACAGATTAGAAGAATGTCTATAAGCCAGATAGCGGCGCTTTTTGGTATCAAAATGCACCAGCTTAACGACCTTAAGGACGCTAATAATAATTCCCTGGAACAGCAGCAATTAAGCTTTTTAATTGACACACTGTTAATACTGTTTGAATCCATAGAACAGGAAACTACATGGAGCGCATTAACAAAAGAGAAACGGGACAAGGGCTACAAAGCGCGTTTTAATACGAACGTGATTTTAAGGACTTCGGCAGAAACACAGCAGAAAATACTTTGTGCTTATGTTTCTAACGGAATCTATACCCCGAACGAAGCCAGGTTAGAGCTACAGCGCCAAAAGCTGCCGGACGGGGACGAACTAATAGTAAATGCCGGAGTTTTGAAGCTAAAAGACATAGGCAAAAAAGAAGAAGGGAGCGGGAGCAATGCCAACGAATAGAGGAACGGAAGGAGAAAGCCCGGAAATTCGTAATTACTGCCGGAAGTGCCAGGGAATCGCCCTGGAAGTAAGAGCGGCAGCAGAGGGAGAAGACAGCCGGACAATCGGCGGATATGCAGTTAAATACAATACCCCTGTTTTGATAGTAGACCGCTGGGGCGACAAATATTTAGAGGAAATCGCGGCGGGCTGCTTCGACGAAAGCTTAAATAGCTGTAAGGAAGTGGGGAAAGAGATAAAAGCCTTATGGAATCACGACACAAGCAGACCGTTAGGAAGCACAAAAACCGATACTTTACGCTTCAATACGGCAGATACCACAGGGTTAGCGTATGACATTGATTTACCTAACAATACCTGGGGAAATGACGTAAAAGAGAGCGTACAGCGCGGGGATGTAGACGGTAGCAGCTTCGGCTTTATCTGCCAGGAAGACAGGTGGAGTAAAGTAGTACATGAAGGCGAAGAAATTTACAAAAGAAGCGTAGTAAAGGCGGTGCTGCTGGAAGTAAGCCCTTGCACCTTCCCCGCTTATGACAGTTCAGAAATTAGCTGTAGAAGCTTTGAGAAGGTAAAAGAAGAAGCAAAAGAAGAAAAGAGATTAGAAAAATTAAAAATGGAAGCCCGGCTTATGCAGCTTAGGGAAGAAAACGAAAAGGAGTTTTAAAAAATGACAGTACAGGAAATCAGAGAGTTAATCGGAAAGAAAACAGAGGAGATTAACGGCTACCTGGAAAGCCGCGACGCGGATAAGGCAGAAGCGGCGTTAGAGGAAAAAAGAAGATTACAGAGATTGCTTGCTGTAAGAGAAGCAGAAGACGACGAGGAAAAAGAGGAATTAAGAGGACAGAAGCGCAAGAAGGAAGAAAAGCGTACCGCTTCCGCAGTAAGCGAGTTGAGAGTAGCTGTAAAATTTGCGCTTAAGGGAAAAGAAGCACTTACGGACGAGGAAAGAGCAGCCGTAACCATTGACAACAACGCCGCGATTCTGCCGGAGCAGTTCGTTAATGACATCCAGGTATTGCGTGAAGGCTTCCCCAGCCTTAAGGAACATTGCCACATTGTACGCGCTACTTCCAATCATGGAAAAATGCCGTTTGCAAAGATTGGCGGAAAGAAGCTTACTAAGTATAAATCTGGTACTAAGTTGACAGGGGAAGCAGCTAACACGCAGGATATTAGCTACAATATCGAGAACTACGGCGCGTTAGTTCCGATTGCCAACGACTTACAGGAAGACGAAGCTGTTAATATCATCCAGGATGTTATTAAGCCGGATTTTGCGGAAGCTGGCGTTAACAGCGAAAACGACGAAATCTTACAGATTGTCGAGGACAACGCTACAGACAAGTCTACAGGAGTGACAGACTGGCGCGGGGTTAAAAAGGTAATCGACGGCGTATTACCGACACTTCGCGCAAAGACTGTAGTTATCACAAACCTTACAGGTTATGTATATTTGCAGTCCCAGGAAGATAAGAACGGTAGAAACCTGGATTTAGTAAAGACCGTAAACGGTAAAGACTACTTCCAGAACCGCCAGCTTATCACATTGAGCGACGAAGCGGTAACAGCAAGCGCGACCGGAAAGGTAGTATTTTATGTGGTTAACCTGTATGCGCTGGTTAAGTTCTTTGAGAGAAAGGGCTACACAGTATCTACAGATAAGTCTGTATTCTTTGAATCTGACGAAACAGCACTTAAGGTACAGGAACGCTTTGACTGTGAGAAGTTGGACGACAGGGCAGACTTCAAGGTAGAATTTACCCCGGCTGCCTAATACGTCCCGGAAGGGGTAGGAAATGGCAGCAGAATTATTAACGCTTGAACAGGCGAAAAAACATTTAAGGGTAAGCTACGATGAAGACGACGAAGAAATACAGGAGCTTATTTTGACTGCCGAAGCCTATATAGACGGTTGTGTAGGGGCTGGCTATAAGGATAAGGCAAATTATGAGAGCGAAGAAGAATACGAAAAAGGGCGGAGAATCGCCGCCCTTCTTCTAAAGAAAATCGTAAGCGATATGTACGAAGTGCGTTCTACTACGGTAGGAAGTAACACGAAAACCGATAATATCACAAAAACCATATTAGACAAGCTGGCGAATGTGGGGGCGTGATTATGTATTTAGTAATTCAAAAGCGTAAAAAGACAGTAGAAAAAGGAAGACCAGTAGAAACC